AAATCTACATTGTCCTCGATGTGATTCATATGTAGAAGTTTACTATCCAAAACAAGACCGAGGTTGTTGGCAATGAAGTATACTACACCTCTAAGATATCCTGGTGGAAAATCAAGAGCAATTAAGTTCTTGTCAAAGCACTTACCTAAGATAGAAAGATATAGAGAACCATTTTTAGGTGGTGGTTCTATGGCATTGTATGTCACCCAAACTTATCCTAATACAGATATATGGGTAAACGATCTCTATTACCCTCTGTATGCCTTCTGGATGACGCTCAGAGACCATGGACAGCAGTTATGTGATGATCTAAGGGAATTAAAGACAGAACTCGGTGAAAGCGACGATGCACATAGAATAGCATTTGATAATGCTAAAGATAAATTAAACAATGATATATACGAATCAGGATTTAATTTCTATGTGGCAAATAAATGTTCGTTTAGTGGTTTAACTGCTAATAGTTCATTTAGTAAGCAAGCATCTAGGCAAAACTTTACCTTTAGGGGCATAGATAAACTACCTGCTCTTGGTGAATTGATTAGAGGATGGAGAATTACTAATCATTCCTATGAAGAAATGCTTTATGGTAAAGACGATTTTGTATTTCTAGATCCACCATATGCAATTAAAGATAACTTGTATGGTAATAAAGGTGATATGCATAAATCATTTGATCATGAATGGTTTGCTGCTCAAGCATGTGCATCGGAACAAAAATGCATGATAACATATAATTCAGATTTGTATATAAAAGAAAGATTTCCAAATTGGTATCAGAAGGATTGGGATCTAACCTATACTATGAGATCAACTGGAAATTATACAGCAAACCAAAAGAAACGTAAAGAACTTCTCTTATTAAATTATGAACAACAGGCATCCCTTAGCGGACTATTTGAAGAGCATCAACGAGACAAAGCAAAACTTATTAGATAGTGAAGATCCCAGTTGGGAAAAGGAATATCCTGCATGGGTAATCACTAAATGTATGGCATCTCATTATGATACAGTATTACTGGCAAATGAGATGAACATATATTATGACCTTCCAAACAAACTTCAATACGATTTTTATATAAATACGGTTAGGAAAAGAAAGCGTTTTTCTCCTTGGGAGAAGAAAGTGAAGTTAGAGGATCTGGAGACAATCAAAAGTTACTATAACTATAGTACTGAGAAAGCACAAGCAATCCTTAAAATCCTAAATAAAGATCAACTTGATCATTTGAAATCGAAATTAAACCGTGGAGGAAAAAATGTCCCAAGTAGCTGAAGTTCAGTGGACTCGTGATAGTATGGTGGAGGTGAAACTTTCTCAACCAGACGATTTTCTAAAAGTAAGAGAAACATTATCTAGGATAGGTGTTGCTTCTCGTAAAGAAAAGAAGTTATATCAATCTTGTCATATACTACACAAGCAAGGTAGATATTACATAGTACATTTTAAAGAGTTATTTGCTCTTGATGGTAAGACAGCAAACCTGACACAAAATGACGTTCAACGTCGTAATAGGATTGCTCAGTTACTATCAGATTGGGGTTTAGTTACATTAGTTAAAGATGATGTAATTGTAGATATTGCTCCATTAAATCAAATCAAAGTCCTTGCCTATAAAGAGAAGGGTGACTGGGAATTAGAATCAAAATATAATATAGGTAAAAAGAAAACTGCAACAGCAACAGTATAAATAATGCAGATATTGATGTATCATGGTAGAAGCAAAGAAGGAGGAAAGTAAAGGTCTCCTTGGTAAAATCAAAGAGAAAGTTGACGATAAAGAAGAGCAACTGATGTACTTAGCGACACTGATAAGAGTGATCGTTCTCATCTGGTCCGCAGGAATTTTAACTTTAAACTACGTTAAAATACCAGGATATGATGCAGGAGAAAAAATTGATCCAACTTTCATAGCTTCGGTCTTCACAGGAACGCTAGCTACTTTTGGCGTTCAAACGGGAGGTAAGAAGAAGAAAGGTGATAGTGAACCTGGCAGTGCTAACATATCTAAAAAGGATATGGAGTTTCTTATTGCCAAGGCATCTGAAACTGCACCTGCACAAACCATAAGGATCGAACAAGGTCCTGTCAAAATCGTCCCTGATTCAAAGTAAAATCATGCAAAAATTAATTAATGTACTCGCTATTTCGTCTGCTGTTGTATCTCTTACCGTTGTTGGCACTGTTGGTTACGTTTATGTACGTAAGGATGCAATCATAGAATCTATCAAAGAGAAAGCATTAGGTTCCATTGGAAGTGGAGTGATGCCATCACTACCATCACCATCAATAGAACCTGATAAGGGTCTTGAAATTCCTTCTTTCTAGTGCCTATTAATGAGATAGGAATAAACAATATTAGGGTTCGTGATGTCAACGTACACACGTTCCCTACTCCTCATGCTTTTGTACCATACCAACCAGTTACTGTAGAGATTGGTATACCTATTGTAAATATACCTGGTTGTGTAGAAGCACATGAGTTTAGTGATAGAAATGATAAGATAATTGAAGACGACTCAAGCACTGTTAAAACATTTTGTGATGCAGGTGTTCCTAGTTTTAATGCTATGAACTATGAACCTGAGCAGTTGTTAATAACACAGAGTGAACAATTACCAGTAGTAGCACCACCACCATTACCAGAAACAAAAGTTCCTGAGACACCTAAGGTAGAAACAGATCCACCATGTCCAGGACCTAATGCATTAAGAGTAGGAGATATAGCAACAAACCAAAAAGAAAAAGTATCAGGACATGAGTTAAGAATTAATCCTCAAAATCCTGGTGGGGCAAAAATCTGTGTGACATTATATACTGACATACCACCAGTTGAACAGTATCTACCAAGCACTCAGGTAGCAGCAACTACAGCAGTAATAGCTGCTACGGCAGCGACATCGGCTTTATTAGCGAAGCCCCTTGCTGATTTGATTCTGAGGGTTGTGAAACCTGCTGTGAAGAAAATAATTTCCAAAATTCAAACCACCGTCGGGAAGACACCTCAGCGTCCTTCTCGTCATCTTGTTCGTGTGAATGAGTATCGGAAGAAGAAAGGTCTTCCTCCACTGAAACCACGTTAGATAATACGTGTGTATGCTCTGCTACTACACCTGGAGGATTTGTAAGCATAACATCCTCACATACCTTGGCATACTTAGTATTTGGTTTAAAAATTATACCAGCTTTCATCAATTCTCCACAATTTTTTAATCTGGCTATCTCAAAATCTAATCTTTTATTGGCAGTGTTCTGTTGGATCGCTGCCATTTGTATGTTTGCAGCATTTTTACATAACTGTTGTAGTTCTTTGTCTAATGGTTTAGACCATGTAGCAGATACACCTAACGATAAATTATAGTTATCTGTCTGTCCAGTTCTAGTAGGTACAAAATATAAAATTTCACCAGGATTATCAATCTGCCCGTCATCATCAGCATCATGCACATTATAAACGGGATCATCATAGTATCGTTCAAATGGTTTTTTGAATGTTACTCCTCCTGTTACAAACGGTGTTACATTCATGGTAGGTCCTTGGCATTGTATACCACCACCATAAGTATTAGTTATATACGGTCCTTGAAGCACCTGTATAGCTTGGTTTGTGACACTTCCAGAACTGTTTGCTATTGGCGATGCTGTTGCACTAACTCCTCCCACCGTCTCTGCACGTAATGGTATGGAATTAGCACACAAACTTGTTGTTAATATTGTTATTGTTGAAATATACTTGTTGTATCTGTTACGCTTGTTACAGTTGTTGTTCTTTGTATTACTGTATGATTTCTCAGTCCAGCTCCAGAATAACTCTCTACCACAGAAAAGCTTCCGCCAGGTGTAGATAAATGTATTTCTGGTTTTGTTGTCAAATCTAAGTTTGTCCATTGTGAATTCACACCGTTTATAGTATTAGTTGCACTTGTAGTGTCTGATGGTGTTAATGCACCATCATCTTTAACTTGGATACCGTGCCCAGAAATCGAATAGGTAAAACCTGTCGAATAATCCATGCTATTTATTGTCTCAGTTACAGTACTGGTGGTCTCTGTGTGACTATTCATACTGCCCTGCGTAAAATTAGGCACAACAGGAACAGACATCACAGTCGGGACATTCACAAGGGCAGACGCAACCACAACCAGAGCAAGTTTCGTCTTGCTCATGGTTAATTTTTTGGTATTGATGTGCTGCCAAGTTGTCAAGAAAGTCATTTATCATTTGATTGTCAATTCAGACACAAATTGTCCAGTAGCTGATGTACCAGCTCCACCAGCTGTAATCGTAGTCACACCAGCAGATGTGATAGTACCAGCTAATGTACCTGCTACTCCACCAGAAGTTGTAGTTGTTGATCCAAGCATTGGAAGAGATGGAACAACACCACTTGATACTGTTGTAGCAGATGTTACATCGTCACCTTCAATATAACTTTCGTTAAAACTGAATGCAGATCCTGTAGTGTTAATTTCTACATCAGATGATGTGTATCCTACTGCAGTACCTGAGGTTAATGTGCCTAATCCACCAAAACTACCACCATCACTGATTTTTAGGTTGTTTCCACTAACAGTGTAACTTGACCCTACTCTAGATGCTTGAGAAGCAGCAGCGTCTACGGTCAATTGTACACTCGAACTCATTTTATGAACTATCTCTGCTGATGCAGGAGATATCATCAAGAACATACCAAGGAATAGTACCTTTTTAAACATGTTAACAAATGTTTCTAAGTTTATTTATGGCTTTAATTCATTAAAAATATGTAACTACGGATACTACTACCCATAGTGTTCGGGTGAAGTATAGACACCCAAATAAATAGTGGTGATTGCCTTCGGGGATCACAAAACGTTACACTCGCTTTTAAAGGAGAATTATGGCTAACATTCAAAGATACACTGTCTCAGATCTTCCAGAATTAATGGAGAAGATTACAAAGAACAGTATAGGATTCGATAATTACTTAGAAAATTTCTGGCAATTTCCTACTACAAACAATTATCCTCCATATAATCTTATTCAATTGAACAATCATGAATCTAGATTAGAAGTAGCATTGGCAGGATTTAAAAAGAATGAAGTTAATGTCTATACAGAACATGGTAAACTATACGTAGAAGGGAAGAAAGAAAATAAAGATACAAATAATGAATATTTCCATCAAGGACTAGCACAAAGAGATTTTAATAGATCTTGGACACTTGCTGATGATACTGAAATTAGATCAGTATCTCTAGAAGATGGACTACTTACTATTGAATTGGGTAAAGTAGTACCTGATCATCATCAACGAAAAGATTACATCTAAATAGTGTGTCTGTAATTTTATTATGTCTATTAAAGTAGTTAAATTAAAATCGGGTGAAGATATCATTGCTGATATTCAAGAGGTTCAAGACAAAGAAACCAAAGTAAGGCAAGCATTTATCTTCACTCATGCTTATCAAGTAAAGATAGAGAAAGAATTAGTACCTGATGTTCCTGAGAGAAACCAAATGTATAATGGTAGAATTCTCCTTGAACGATGGCAACCTCTTACCATAGATGAAGAAATTGCTGTCAATCCAGATTGGGTTGTATCAATCGTCGAACCTATTCTTGCTGTGCTTGAAGCATATGGTCAAACAATGAAACCATCTGAAGAAGGTAAAGCAGTATTTGGTGGTGATGAGGTTACTGAACCAAACCTTAGCATTACGGACACGATAAATAACTAAAAAGTAATTTACTTCCGTGAAGTCCTTTCAAGATCTTAGGTTAACCCTAATGTATCATGAGGATCTTAATGTAAAGTTCTGGGACGGACTTACATTGAGAACTGAAGTTCGAGATAAACTACTCGAAATAGGATACAGTTGGGCAGAGTTTGCTAAGATCCCCCAAAATGCAATACAAGATATAATTCTAGTGGGTGGTAATGCCAACTATAATTATACAGAATATTCTGATCTAGACCTGCATTTGGTGGTAGATAAGGATGAGATAGC